ATAATGTGTGGGGCGCCAGAGATACTTGAAATCTCGTATGGCCCAAAAATATTCTAAAGGTGATTGCACAATCCAATCAATGTTCTGTACAATAACTGTGTCAAGGTCAAAGTACAACAGAGGACCTGCATGATATTCCGCATTAAACAACTGCATTTTATACCACCAATTGCGTTTATTTCCTAAATTGCCCCAGCTTGTCAGCGAATGTTTGATCATGGGTGCAGGTACTGGACGATCAGCTTCTGTGTATACATGTAATCTAATACCAGCACTAAGATGTCTGTTTAACATGCTATACAAACGTTCTACATAGGTCCACGAATAAGCATCACCGTAGATAACACATGCACAATCCACAGGTCCGTTCATAGCACTGATCTTATTCTTTTTAGCCATAGGCCCTGTTGTATTTCTGGTATGGTATATTCAGTGTGACAAATTTCTGTCAGCCACTGGTATCTATCAACATCATAGGGTGCTTCTAAATGCTCAAATTTTACGCCAACTGGATACGCAAGACTTGTCAAGTCAACAACAGGTCGACTACCAGAAATAGCTGCTTGTATGCCTGGGCCACTGTTATAGTTAACCACCGCATGACAATCAAAATGCATGTTAAAACTATCGTAGGTATTGGCCAACGGCATAGGAGTTTCTATCATAATATCGGGTAGCAACTTTGAAATGTCAAGTCTTGATCGCGGATGTGGACGCACTCGAATTGGACGATCCGAGACTGAGCGTATTTGATCAATTTGTTTGTTGACCCAAGACTCTATGCTATCAAGATCAGCCACTTGTAAACTGTTACGATGTTGTGCGGCTATTATTATTTCTGGACTGTTGCCAACTAATTGTGCTAAACTGATCCCTAATTTTTTAGGACGGTCCATGTCAAGATCCTGTTGATGCCCGTAGTACCCAGTGGCGTTTATGTTGTTTACTGCAATTTTCCAAGTTTGCCCACGATACAATGCACCCACATCTACCACAATCACCGGGCGTCCCAAACTGCGATAATGTTCATATACCTGTTGATTGCCGGCCATGCGCCCGTGCCAAAGCACAGACCATATTACTACTGCGTCAGACGTCCATGAGTTTTCTTTGGTTTGAATCCCTGCTGACTGCAAACAATCTAGTACAGCATTCATAACTGGCCTGGAATTATTAGCTGATTGAGAACTAAAATAGGCCACTGAGTTGATCACTAAATACCCCTATGAAATATACTGTAATTACCACGTTTCATGACCAGGGTCTAAAACAATACGGTCAAAGAATGATTGACACATTTGAACAATATTGGCCTGCTGAAGTTGATTTAGTTGTTTATGCAGAAAATTGTCAACCACGTATCAGTAAATCAAATATACAGGTAGTAGATTTATTAACCAATAGTGCAGATCTTCAGCAGTTTATTAAACGACATAAAAATAATCCATTGGCGCACGGTCAATCAACTGTTGACCGGCAACTGGATCCAAAAAAACAATTTCGTTGGGACGCAGTTAGATTTGCTTACAAGGTGTTTAGTGTAGCATTAGCAGCCTCTACAATCAAAACTGATTGGCTTGTATGGCTAGATGCCGACACACATACACACTCATTGATTCCTATTTCTGGGCTAAATGCATTATGTCCAGTGGATTCAATGATCAGTTATTTAGGACGCAGTGAAACGTATCATTCCGAATGTGGATGGGTTGCGTATAATTTAACTAATCCACAAACTCAGCAGTTTATAAAAGATTTTGTTGATATGTACAACAAAGATAAAATCTTTGAGCTTGACGAATGGCACGACAGTTATGTTTGGGATGTAGTGCGGCGTCAGTATTATGGCGCAAATAAATTTTATAATTTAAATCCTGCTCCGGATACCAAAGGACTAGCAGGGCATCCATTTATAAATTCTGCGTTGGGGTTATACATGGATCATGTTAAAGGTAAAAGAAAAGTCTTGGGCCAAAGCAAAGCAAAAGATATTGCCATGCACTTGGATCATCCTTATTGGAAAAAAGTTTTAGGAAAGTAAAAATATGTTTGAATCTCATGGTTGGTGGTTTCCAGATTATGAAACCCATTTTCCCAAAATGTTAGGAAAAAATATTGCCAAAGGCGGGCCTGCTGAGTATCAGCAAAAAGCTAGACATCGTAGTTTGGGCTACACAGTCAGACGCAACTTGGCCTTGGACATAGGAGCTAATGTGGGTCTGTGGACTCGTGAGCTATGCGAAAACTTTGCACAGGTTATTGCATTTGAACCAATTCCAGATTTCCGAGACTGTTTGGCTAAAAATGTGCCTGTTGAAAATTTAACCTTGAGTCCACTTGCACTGGGTGCCGAATGTACCACGGTAGACATGATCATAACCGAAGGCAACACCGGTCATTCGCACGTGAATCCCGATACTGTAGGGCATGGAGTAGTTAACATGCTAACCCTGGATCGATTTGTAGAAGAATATAAGATATCCACAGTTGACTACATTAAAATTGACTGCGAAGGCTATGAGCTACGAGTATTAGAAGGTGCCGAACAAACAATTCGACGAGACTTTCCTATCGTTGTGCTAGAACAAAAACCTCATCCAGCGTATAGTAAAGAGTATGGGCAGTTTGCTGCAATTGAATTACTACAAAGTTGGGGTATGCGCCGTGTGGATCAAGTCAAAGATGACTGGATCATGGGCTGGGGTTAACCTATGTTGCCATACGAGAAAAAAGTTTTTAGTCAAAACGGCGAAGATGGCATTTTAGAATACTTGGATCAATTTGTAAGTGGGTCGCGCACATTTTTAGAAATTGGATGGGCACACGGCGTACAAAACTGTTGTCGCCATCTCATGGAAAATCTCGGATACTCTGGCACAGGAGTAGATGGCCGTGCAAACAAACGCCCACATGAACGACTCACAATGATTTCAAAATGGCTTTCCTTGGATGATGTAGATATGCTAGTAGCCGCTGAAGGATCGGAGCCCACGGTGTTTAGTTTGGACATCGACAGTTTTGACTGGCATTTATTAAATGCAATGCTGAAACAAAATTTTAGACCCAAAATTATCTGTCACGAATACAATTCAATACTAGGGCCTGATGTTTCAGTAACGAGAAAATTAGGCGTTGTTTACAATAAAAGCCAATTGTACGGTGCAAGTTTATCAGCTTACAAAAAAATACTTGCACCATACTATGACTTTATAACAGCGGACTCTCAGGGTGTCAATGCTTTTTGGATTAGAAAAGATCAAACATATCAAGTGCCTGTAGAATATATTGACTTTGCGTTTCTTACAACCAAACACAACCTGTCAACAAAAACAATATTTGATCAAGGAGTAGAACAGTTTATCAATCAAGATAATGGATGGGAATATGTCTAATTCTGATTACTATGCAACATCAGTTGAGCTAGGAACAAAGTTTCAACTAGAAAACAAAAGTTGGGATGGTCGAGACACATTTAAATATCGCATACAAATACGCGACTTAGTGCAACACTACAACTGTAAAACTCTATTGGATTATGGTTGCGGTAAAGGTCACCAATGGAGCGATAGTCATGTGTTTCCGCCAGAAGAATACTCACAGAAATTTCAAACTTGGTTGGGTATAGATCAAGTGTCACTGTACGATCCTTGTGTTGAAAAATTTTCTCAAGATCCAGTACAAAAAAAATATGATATAGTGTCTTGCACTCAAGTTATTGGAACTATACCCGATGCAGACATTCCGTGGCTTAAACAACGTCTCATGAGTTACACTGGTAAAGTATGTTTCATTGGATTAGTTGATCCCTTACGTATGCCAAAAGGTAAAAAACAAATCTATGACTCTGTGTATTTTCCTGCTAACCGAACACAAGAATGGTACTGTGAACAATTTGCAGACTGGACAGGATCAGAGTTACACTGGTATTTCAGAACAGATCAACTCTATACTGAAGATTGGTTCAAGTAAGGTAAAAACTTTTGATAGATTCGGCCTGTGCGAGCATCATCGTCGCTCCAGTGCGCCGCCGCTAAATCATTCAGCCACTGTTGCCTATCAAATATTTTAGGCTGTTCAATATTGGCAATGTTTTTGTTGGCCACTGCCCAAGCAACACAACTGGCATCATCTGCAAACACAGGCACCCCGGCGCATACTGCGGCCACTGCAGACGAACTGTTAAAAAATACCGCTGAATGAGCGCCAGCAAGATTGTCTTGCAATCGACTTACAAGTGGATCAAGAACCTGCACATTATAGCGATCAATCATGGGCTGAAAATCTTGCCAATGGTATTTGTTTACGTGTGCTTTGGGTTTTCCTTGTTTATTGAGTCGTTGTGCGCCAGGATCGGACCAAGTTCCTGGATGAGGCCTTACCACTATGGGTCTGTTGGTCACAGCCCGTATGCTTTGTATTTTACTGTCAAGCCAAGCCAATGGATCAAGATTTTTCATTGCAAACCCGCCATCACGTTGCACACAAATTAAAATATAACCCGAGTTGTTATATTTTGGTTCCTGCAATTGCACTCTTAATTGGCTACTGATTTCTTGCCATTTTTCTGGACCGCTATCATGATTGGCATATTCGGCTGTGTCATAAAACGGGCCACCAAGACTGTAACGTAAATATGTACCGTAATCATCAAGATATTTCCAGCAACTGGCATCAATGCACATGGTATGATATCTTTGCTGTCGTTGTTGTTGAATAATAGCCCGACGTAATTGTATGTTTTGTCCCAGACTATTGTCGCTGACCCATCCCAATATAACTGCAAGCCTACAAGTTTTATATAAATTACCGTGTTCAACATGCACCGTGTGTCCCACACGTCGCACACCTTCGGCAAAATTTTCCAAGCAGGCAACTTTTCTTGTGTGTTTATTGGGATTTAACACTGAGCTAATGTATACCACAACATCAATCATGATTGTCTTGTAGCATACCCCAAGCAGTGCCGTTGCGCATTTCTGCTTCGGTAAACTGATTATAGGCCAAGTTGGCGGCCCAGGCTCTGACTTCATCCAGGG